ATGTCATTGTTGAGTTTAATAATCTCCTTTGATATTTTTTGAAACTGACGTTCTCGGTCTTGCTCTTTTTTGATGGTCTCTTCAAGGTCTTTATAACCTTTCTTAAGTTCCTTAGCTTTAGTTTGAACGTCAGTAATTCTATTTAATCGAAACTCTTCTTCTATGTTTTGACCACATGTAGGGCATGATACATTATCCTTAAAAAACTTATGTTCTTTAGTAAGAGTTGTTACCTTATTAGATAATTTACCCTTCAGATTGTTAAGTTTTAGTAACTTTTTTCCTGCATTAGTAAGTTTTTTTTGCTCCTCTAAAAGACCGTATACATTATCCTCTAGTCCCTCAGTTTGCATTATCAGAACAGAAACTTCATTACCTAAATTATCTTTTTTCTTTTGATTTTCTGCAATATTATTCTTTCCTTGATGCTCCAATTCTTTGATAAAATTTTTCTGCATTGATATTTTATCACTTAAATTATCTTTTTTTAATTCTAAAGACCTTAAATTTTCCCTCTGAACTCTTAATTTTTCCCTAATAATATTATTCATAGCAGAGAAAATACGAATATCCAAAAGATCTTCAATGACTTCTCTACGATTATTAGTAGATAATTGCATAAAAGGAACAAAACTACTACTACCCAATATTACAATTTGAGTAAAAGATTTATAATTTACTTTTAATATATTTTCTTCTAATATTTTTTGATTATTTCGATCATCAGCTTGTTTATTAAGTGGATTACCATTAACTTCAATGTCAAATAAATTTGGTTTAATTGATCTTCTAACTAGATATTCTCTCCCACTAATATCAAATTCAACTTCAACACAACAATCCTTTTCATTTGTTGAGTTTATCAATTGAGACTTATTAATTTTACGAAATGGTTTATTGAATAACACAAACGTAAGTGCATCCAACATGGTAGATTTACCAGCACCATTTACACCAATAATTAAATTAGTATTAGATTTTAAAAAATCTATTTCAGTCCAGTGTTGTCCAGTGCTTAAGAAATTTTTATATTTAATTTTCTTAAATTTTATCATTTTTAGGAGGAATTACAATATCATTTGGGGTAATTACAGCGTATTTGTAATTATGCATTTTACATGTTTTTATAGCCAACTTATCATCAACTTCAATAACATCCATAGTTTTAGAAGTAATATCAGGACTATTGTCAACTTCTAACATCATAGCATATCTTTGGGCATCATCCTCATGTTCAAAAAGAAATAATACTTTATCCCCATCAGAATCCTGAACTGCATAAGCACCTTCATTTTTGCTATCTGTAAGAGTAAGAAGAAACATTATTCTACTTCGCAAGCCTCCCTGTAAATATTTTGAAATATATTTTTAATTATATTTTTATCTAAATTAAATTCAGATTCTTCAATATAACGATTTAAAATTGAAAGAGTATTTTCCTCCTCATTAACTTCAAAATCTTCACTTTCTTGAATTTGAAAATTTTCAACAATTTTTAAATCTTGAACACCAGAAGCATAAAGTTTATCAATAAATTTTTCAAATTCTTTTGGTTTTGATTTTTTACGAACAATTATCTTTACAATTTTATTTTTATATTCAGTCGTATTAAATAATTTATGATTAGTATCTTCATAATATATGTTATAAAATAATTTATAAGGATTATTAATTGAAATATGAGAAAGGGTTTCTGTATCAAAAATAGTAAATCCTCTTGGATCATTTACATCATTCCAGAACATCTCATATGGATTACCTAAGTAATATATTTTTCCATCATTTGATCTAGTATGAAAATGACCAGAAAATACTCTAGTAAACTTATCAAAAAGACTAACATCCGTACCATTTTCCATGTAATGACCACGAGTTGCCATAAATCCATTTAATTCAAGATGTCCCATAGCAATCTTTGCTTTTGTATTGTCAATTATTTTTTTAGTATCATCAATATTTTGAGAATTGATCCATGGTAAAAGTAAAATATCTAATCCATCTACATTTATTTCCGAAGGAGATGAATACATTTGAATATTAGAATAATCATTTAAAAGCAATTCTGGAGAATTAACAAAATTAGTATTTTTATAGTAACAATCATGATTACCTGTAATAGCATACACCTTATACTTTCTCAATGGTTCAAATACAACCTCCTTTGACCACTCTAAACTCTGATAGTCAATTGATTTACGACTATCAAATACATCACCCATATGAATAATTGTATCAATTTTTTCCCTTTCTAAAGTTGGAAAGAAAATATTATCATAGAACAACTGAAAATAGTTGTGGAGGTGTGTTGATCCTTTACGAGCACCGTAATGAGTATCAGTGATGATTGCTATCTTCATTTCTTTTTCTTTGGATAATATTGAAAACCTTCGGTTTGCTCACGCAATTCGGATAATCTAAAAGTAATCATCTTGTCCCAAGGGGTGTGACTATCCATTAGAACTGCTGCTTTCTTGCCTTGTATTCTTTGAACACATCCAACATACCCTCTGTATATTGAATTTTCATCAGTTACTTTAACTGTGGAACCTGGTAGAATCATACTCTTCTCCTACGTTTTTTCTTTGTGAACAACCTAAAGATAGGTCTAATCAAAAACAGATCTATTAACTCAATAAGAAACATAAATCCTAAGAATACTACCATTCCTGCTATGGCTATACCTTCTAATATTTTCAAAAGTATTTTTTTCATCAATATCTTAGTTTGGAATGAACTGCATCCTTAATTTGATTATAGTCAGAAGCCTCTCCACCGTCATCCCCATAGAAGACTTCATCATATCCTGATCGTTCTAAGATTTTATTTTTAATTTCAAGTTGTCTTTTCTCTCTTTGTATTCTGCGGAGAAATGCATAATGTATAATCTGCGTAAAGTAAGCAAAAGGATTCTTGGATTTCTCAGGATTAAAATTGTGTATATATTGAACGCAATTTTCGATTCCATCTGA